TTTTTTTTTCACCAGTTAAGGGATAAACAATAAATAAATAAAAGTAAGGAGTTGATACTCCTCAAGGTTGTGGTGTTCATAATTAAAATTATTACTCACCACAGATAGGTGTTCACCGATTTCCGGGCTAATCACCTGTGTGTTTTGTTAACTTCCTAAAGTTAAAAATCGATATTAATTCGGTACGTTGTTAAAATAACGTATAAGCAAAGAAGCTAACAAATTATAGCGTTCAATTGGTTGAGATTCTGGCAACAATAAAAACTTGCTGGTTATAGTTACATACCAGTCCATATCGACCTGAATATCAATTAAAAATTGTGATAGATGTTCTTCAAAATGTTTTAAATGATAAAAACCAGTGTTGTATGCTGGTAAACAGTCCATTGGATTGGCGGTGTTGCTCAGACCATACAGAACGACATAATCATCATATGGTAACTCACTAATCGGTTTTGCTTTTAAGGTATTCTGTGAGTTTAACTCCTTTTCCACCTTTGTTATTTGGTTTGTTTCGCTTGCGTCTATTGCTTTTGGCTGGTTGTTTTGCCATTTGCATTGCAGCGAGTTGTTTTTCCAGCTTTGCGATACGTTGTTTGTCTTTACCGTCAGAGACAGATTTGACTGCTGCTCGTTCACGTTTTGAAGTAGTGGCAACTTCGCTAGACTTCTTAGGTTTAGACTTCTCGTTGGAGATAAGGTGCTTAACGAAGCTGAGAGCGTGAGGCAAAGCTGATGCAAGAAAGGGCAAAAAAGTCCCAATTGCGTTAAATTTGGCTGGCATACCGTCTGGCATTTCATAAAAAGTATCCATGAGTGACTGCATTTCGGATAACGACGGTTTAGGTGACATGCGGGCTATACCATTCCAAGGCCCATTCCAGACTGGTTGCGCTTCAATTCCGTAATAATTCTTAATTGAAATTGGTGATACGGTTGAACTGTTGCTGGTTGTTGCAGTTACTGGATTTGGACTTATACCTTGCATACGTATAATTTGCCAAGTCATATCAGATGACCACAATGTATCCAACATAGTTGGTGTTTGAGCTGGAGTGTTACCTACAGTTGCTGGATCTTTCAATGCAGTCAAATGAGGTTGATTATCTGACGATACAGTAAAAGACCAGCATTCATACAAACCGGCTTTACCGGCTGTATTAGAGCCTGACATCCATTTCGGTGAAAGTGTATTAACACGACTAACTACGAAAGCTCCATTAACAAATTTATCCTGATAGGAACGCATTGAGTTCTGTGCGATTTGAGATGGTGTTGGTGCTAGTGAAACAATATCACTCTGATAACCAACGTTACCCAAATTAACAATCTGAATATAATTGTTAGGATCAAGATTCAATCCACGATTTCTAATCTTACGTGTTTTGAACCAGCTTTCGACTACCGATACATGAAAGTCTGTATGTGTTTCGCTGTTGTGAAACATTGCATCATTCTGTTCTTTGTATTTATGATCAAGCGCTAGCATAAATAACTTTGGTTGTTCATAAGACATGGTAGACAATGTCCCGGAGAACAGAATGTTGGGGTTAAATTGTTGTGCGGATACGATACCTTGATTATTAAAAGCAGTGACATTAGGGTACAAAGTTAATGACTTATAACATGGTCTATAAAGATTGACAGTACTGGACCAGCTTTTAAAATCAAAATTATCTTGTACACCAACATTTGCATAATCCTGTTGATAATAATGACCAACATCGGGTTGTGGATCAGATGGTTTATTAACCTGATAGCAACAACCGAACCATTTAATGCGTGCACCGGTTGGTGCTATAATGGCGTAGTCACTATGTTCGTTCCAAGAATTAGCTTGATATTTCTCGGAATCAGCATCGTATGTAATTGGTGTTTTTAGCACATCAATATTACGCATGTTGTACACTACCTGAGTTCTAGCATCCTGAGTTGGTAAACCGGAGAATTCTGGTACCGTGGTTGGTGGATGAGTAACTTTGCACACAAAAGCTTGCGAAGGTGTTAATGCCTGCCCGTGTGTTTGCTCTGGTAATGACGTTGCATCCGACATGGGGTCGAAATTCATGCTGTTATCTACTAGTTGTGGTGTAGAATTCATTTTTTAGTTATTTAAAGATGTTTATTTGGGAGTGATAATATGATGAAGTATATTATTTAATTAGAAAAAGGGGGACTCACTTGCTCTGATAATTGTCAGAGTAGGTGAGTCTATCTTCAGCTTGAATAAATTGAGCGTCTTTGTATTCGGTTACGCTTAATTGTATTAGATACTGATATAATAGACTCACTTGTTCAGCAGTGATAGCTATCCCTTTGTCGCGGTAGTGTATACTAGCGCAATCCACACCAATTTTAAATTTATCAGCAGTGTTGACCATGCTTAAAACTTCTTTCAAATTGATGCGTGACTCTTCCCATGATTCCTCGTCTTCGTAGACCTTACTAACTGCTTTAACAGCTCTACGTACTACATCCGGGAAAAAACCATATGGTGTTATAAAATTAGCAATGAACTCAGACACTTTCTCAAAGCTGATTTTAAGTTTATAACCATGTTCTTCATATATGGCAGTTTTGTTACCGGTGACAGTGCTTATTTTTTTGGCACGGATGGTAGAATCATCACCTTTAAATGATGCATATAGCATGTTCTCGATACGATAAGCGTAACCAAGAACAGCCATATTAAGAAGTGTATTACCGCAGATGGTTAGCGGTTGACCAGAGTGTTGCATATATTCTCCGTGCAACATGGTGATACCTTCTTTGCATTGGTACAGATTGCACCATTTGCTTCTCATGCTGGAATAAAAATCAATGATTTTCGCATTGACACCAAGAAGACCAAATAGCTCCAATTCCAGTTCAAGCATACTTTTAGTGTGCGATACGTCCATTTCGCTAAAATCACAATTGCAGTTCACGTATTTTTCACTGGTGTATTGATCTTTAAAACCAGCAAAGAAAACAGACAATTCAGCATCGCTTTTATTAAATGCCATTTGTACATTTTCATTCATGCATTCGAAAACGCACTCAGTTAAATATCGTGAATAAGCACAAAAGAACAGATTTAAAACTTTACTCCAGGCACTCACACCTTGTCCTGCCTTACCAGTGGTTTCTTTTAACCCACTTGGATCATGTTTATTCTGTTTCTTCATGGTAAATGTGATCATACGACTTTTGATGTTACTTAAGTCGGTTTCGAACATATCAACAACGTTTTTACGATTAATAATGGTACTAATAGAATGAACCGCCGCTTTAAGTGTTGACATCGGCATTAATTCTAAATCCTCATTATTATCGTCTAAGACGTAATAGTCAATCATAGCTTTTTCATCATAACACAAACCATCACTTGTACCCACGAGTGTGCGCCGCACTACCCCAGGTACTTTCAAAACACGACCAATGTCAGTAGTTGCAGGTTTGATCTTTTTCTGTAACTCAATAATGTAATTAACGAAATGTTTTGTTAATCTTTCATTGTCGATTTTTAGTGTCTTGAATTTATTATAATTTACAAACTTTGATAACCCTGTTCGCAAATTTTTATAATGGTCTGGTGCTTTACCTGCACGTGTCGTTGCATATCGTGCTATTTGAGTATTAAGTGTTCCAAAACTGTCTTTACTGTAATATGGTAAAACAAAACGATGATCTGACAATTTGCCACCGGAAATGCTAACATCTACTGGATGTAAGATGCTGTTGGATATTTTCATTTGGGTGCCATCAATCTTTTTCAATTTCAATGGTTCTATGCGTATGTCAGTGCTATGCGTAAAGTTCTTTTTAACATTCAGGTTGCAAAGAACATCTATCACTGTGTCTTTAGTTGTGACCGTTTTTGGGTCATAACTTCGCCATATTCGTTTAACATCATCGACAATAATTTGCTGTTCGGTAACTAATGGTACACACGCCTCTTCGATGATTTCATCAATCGGTGCACCTTGAACAGTCAATAAGACTTGCAAGTCCGGTGAACTTTTGCCATAAACTAGCAGTTCATCTTTATGTCGTGACGAACCTACATATACGTGTCGTATAGATTCGGTTTTGTTAATCGTCTGTATATAGCAATAATCGTCCAAATACAACAGAACTTTGCTGAATGTCATACCTTGTGACTCGTTGACAGTCATGCTTTTATAACCAATGCTGGCTAAATAACTCTTACCGTCTTGGGTGAAAGCTAAAGCTATGTCGACTACGTGTGATCTTAATTCCGTAATCTTTTTGTATGATTCAACAATCTTGGAAGTGGTACGTGCACCCGGAATGTATGTGTTAAACATGCGTGTGACGTCCTGAGGTGTTCTGTGTGTTTCTGTGACGTAGTTAGTCAATTCAAATTGCAATTTGGTATGATCTTTGCAATATGGACCTATTTGCTTAGAATCACCCATAAGATGAATATGTTTAATGCGACCGGTCTGTGCTAAAGCATAATAATATGCGATTGCAGAAGGTTGCATAGCAAAACACTCATCGATATATAGATGTCGTATCATAACTTTTTGGTTATGCTGCAAATATTGGATTAACACGATGTAGGTGTAAATATCCTTTTTGGTCTGCGATCCTGCTGGCATTAAATTGTCAGATTGAGATCGAATTGGACTAACTATAA